GGAGTCCTTCGGTCCATTGCTGGGGCTACGATGTTTCCCCATATCCCGCGCCATCGTTCGTGCGCGTGGATCCCGAGTGGCAGCGGACACGCTGGCCGGTCCTGACGTTCTTCGACTCGCTCGAGCACTTCGACCAGCTGCCGAAGTTCGAGGCCGAGGGCGTGATCGTCTCTGTCCCGTGGTATCATCCGGCGTTCGGGCTCGAGTGGTTCTACGACTGGAAGCACCGGCGCCCAGGCGAGCACCTCTGGCACTTCACGCCTAATTCGCTCGCCTCGGTGATGGCGCAGCGCGGGCTTCGCCCGGTCTTCATCGGCTCGCCCGAGGACGCGGTGCGAAAGAATGATGGTGACTGGCCGAACATTCTTACGATGGTCTTTAAGGCGTGAGAATCTGCATCGTCTACCACCAGCGCCTCGGCGACATTATCCGCATCCTGCCGATTGCGCGGCATCTGGCGAGCCAAGGTCATTCCGTCTACGTCGAGTGCTTCCCGCAATACTGGGGCCTCTTCGGCTGCGTCAGCTACGCGCGGCCGTCGGATCCCAAGCAGCGTCACGAGATGCGCTTCAGCCGCGTGCTCGAGCTCGAGATCTGGCCGCACCGATACGACGAGTACCGCGCAAGCGGCAAGCCTTGGGGCGACTTCGTCTTCGGCCTTTTCCCCGAGTTCGCGCAGCTGAACCAGCGGCCGGAGTTCGACCTGATCGACGAGCAGCCTCCGCTTGAAGACTACGGCTTCAGCCGCGAGATCTGCCTGCTGGCGCCGTTCGGCTACTCGCAGGGCAAGCAGCACCACGCGGGCAAGCTGATGGAGACCTGCCGGCGGGTCGCCAATCGGCCGATTGTGTTCCTCGCGGACGAAGCGCAAGAGGCGAAGCTTTTGACCTGGCGCGTGCCGCAATCGATGATTCTGCGCGCCAAGTCGCCGGCGCACCTACCGCGCATCATTCGCGACGTCGAGGAGGTCTTCACGATCAACTCCTCGCCGGCAATCATCGCGGCGGCCGTGCGAAAGGAGTTTTGGCACGTATCGTCTGGCGTCGCCCAGGATGACACCTTCTCGCCGGCCTCGCGAGTTGTGACAGTTGGCGATTAAGTATGGCCGCAGTCCGCGACTTCGATCCCGTGCAGCTGGCGCTCGACCAGGGCGCCATCTTGGAGCAAGCCGGCATTACGTTTTCTTACCTCGGAAGCACGATCACCGGCGTCTGGTCTTCCAGTCGGAACCTTTTTGACGAGTTCGAGGACCAACGCCGGGACGACGTGAAGTTCACGGTCTTCTTCACGACCTCATCGGTCACGGGCAGGCCGGCGCAGAGTCAGACGCTAGTGCGAGCCGGCACGACCTACTTTGTGGAGCAAGTGCGGTTCGACGCGGAGGGCGCGGGCTGCGAGATCGACGTCGCGAAGGTGATATGATAACGATCACTTTTGACCACGCGGATCTAGACTACAAATTGCAGCGCCTAGCGAGCGCGGCCAGAGTGGATCTTGGGAAAGTGATAAGGCAGGAGGGTGGGAATGTGGCGATGTCAATAATGATGATCTTGCCGCCCACCGGACAGCACGAGAACCGAAACACGAAAGAGCCGGTCCGGTCTGGTTTGACTAAAGCTGCACGAAATCAGGGAGAATTCGCGATCAAATCTGATCTTTTCGGCGGAAGGACGCGGAAAATTAAAAAACAGATCACGACGCTAGGCATCTTCCAGCGGATCGGAAGTTCGAAGGTAGCGCCGCCCAAGAGAGCGCGGACCGAAACTGTCAACGTCCGTCTGGGATGGGAGACATCCAAGACGATTCGCATCTACTGGAAATACTGGCAGCAGAACGCTTCGGTATCGACGATGCGGAACTTCCATCTGAAGTATCGCGACCGCTACGGACGCATCGGCTACGTTGATCGGAATCCGATTGGACGCTGGCAAGTGCAGGATCAGATGTGGATCAGCGATGCATCCGCCGATCGTTATCTCAACTCGGTCCAGTCAAAGGTCGGCTGGGCCAAGGCCGGATTTGCCGCGGCTGCAATAGCGTGCGGTCAAAGGGTTCCAGCTTGGATACGAAGGCACGCGCAACGAGCTGGGATTGCTAGTGTAAATTTCGGAAGCAATCCGTTCGTCATCGGGACATCAGTCGCAACCAAGATTCCAGACATCGGCCGATACATCCAGGCTGGTCTCAATTTTAGAGTTAAGATAACCCAGATGAAGGTTGATAGGATTTTGGCGAATCAAGCCGTAAACCTTGGATTTGGAAGAATTGACGGAGCAGGCCGCGTTCAAGAGAATATGCCGCGATGAGCACCCGCACCGACATCCGCAACGCCATCGGGCTGAAGCTGACGCAGGCTGGCGTCGTGCCCACGGCGAATCTCCTCAAGGGCCGGAACAACACGCTTGTCTCGACGAGCTTCCCGTCCGCCGCCGTCTACGCGGTCAACGAGCAGGTCGAGGTTCGCACGCTATCACCTGCAAATCGAACGCAGTACCGGACGCTGCAAGTAATGGTCGAGTATTTCACCGCGGAGGTGGCCGGCTCGACGACGATCATCGATGACCTCTTCGACACGGGCTCGGCCGCGGTCGAGGCCGCGGTGCTGGCTGACGTGACCCTGGGCGGCGTCTGCGATGACCTACTTCTGACGTCCGTCGATTATGTGATCGAGCCTGACGAAGAGCGGCGCTGGGGCGTCGCTCGTCACACCTTCTCCTGTATCTACTTAACCACCGACTAAAATGGCTGAACATCTCGGGCGCGAAGGCGTCCTCAAAGTCTCGTCTACCACCGTCGGCCAGCTCCGCAACTACTCGCTGGCCCACTCTTCCGACGTCGTCGAGGATTCGACGATGGGCGACATCTACCGCACGCGTAAGGCCACGATGAAGACCTGGAGCGTGAACGCGGATCTGTTCTGGGACGAGGCCGATGCCGGCCAGCTCCTGGTCACGATTGGCTCGACGGTCAGCGTCGCGCTTTATCCCGAGGGCGTCGCCTCGACGGATACCTATTATTCCGGCGTTGGCATCGTGACGAAGTTCGACGTCACGGCCGCGTTCGACGGGATGATCGAGGGCTCCATCTCGCTCGAAGGCGACGGCGCCTTATCCGTTTTGACGGTCTGAGGTGAATGATGCACGCTATTGATTTAGTCCGCGAACACTTCGCCTCCCTCGGGACCAAACGCATCGAGGTTCCCGAATGGAAGCTTACGATCTACGCTACTCCCGTCACGCTCGGAGAGAAGGCGCGCCTCTACAAGAAGAGCCGAGAGAGTGATATGGAGCTCCTCGTCGACATCCTTTTGATGAAGGCGACGAGCGAGGACGGGAAGAAGCTCTTCACCATCGACGACAAGGTCGTATTGCTCAACCGCGCGGACTCAAACGTCCTCGCGCGAGTGGCGAACGCGATCCTGGCTGACGATGCGCCGAAGGCCGAAGAGCTAAAAAACTAGCTGGCGGCGAGGGTGGCGCCGACCTCCTCGCCGTCTACGCAATCGCGGATCGTCTCGGCAAGTTCGCTTACGAAGTCCTCCAGATGCCAGCCCACGAAATGAGTGGCTGGATCGCATACATTAACCACCAGAAGCGAACCCAACACCGCAATGGCTAGCGCATCATTCCGACTTGGAGCTGTTGATGAAACGAAGGCGGCTTTCGCTAGCGTTCACAACTCGATGCAGAAGCTGGAGAAGCAGCTCTCATCGGTTGGGAAAGGGTTCCAGCTGGGCAACATTCTCAAGGGCGTTCTTTCGGGATTGGGAATCGGAAGCGGGATGCAGATAGTGCAGACGTTGATTGACCATCAAGTCGCCAAAAGAAAGGAGGAGGCCGAAACGCTAGAGATAATCAACAAATACACGCGCGAACAGATTCAGCTAGTGCGAGAGAGTATTCTGCTTCGTCAGAATGAAGAAGATCAGCGAAAGACTACGCTAAAGAATCTGCAAGATGATCTTAAGGTTTTAGAGGATAGCAAGGCAGCCTTCTTTGATCCTTCGTGGCGGATGTTTACTCCAACCCGCCCGAGTCCAGGCTGGGCACTCAGGAGCAAGGAGGAAAACTTGGCAGAGATGGCACCTCGGCTCAGGCCATTATCCAATGCCCAACAGATCGAAGTCGCGCGCCTTACTGTTGAGATTCAAAAAATCCAAAATCAAATTGATGCGATCAACATCAAGGAGGATACTAGAATCTTAAAGCTTAAAGAGCAGGAGGCGGTTTTGCTGAGACAACAGCGCATTATGAGCGCTGCCGCCGGATTGACTCAGCAGGAAAAGGCGTTCGACGAATTAATCGAAAAGCAAAAGAAGGCGAACGACGAGGTTGAGCGCAACCGAGAAGTCGCCAAACGAAGCGCTGAACAAGTGCAGGCGCAGGCCGAGGCTTATCGTAAGCTCATTGATCCGCTGCGAATCTATCAGCAGCAGCTTGTTGAAATAAACAAACTAGAAAGCGAAGGCCAGCTGACCGTCGTTGAGGCAGCGAGGGCGCGGCAGGTTGTTCTGCGGCAAAGTCAAAAAGCAAGTGACGATCAAATCAACCAGTCACTCGACCGCTTTTTCGGTGATATGGATAAGATGGAGCGGCAGACATCCGTGCTCGGGCAAGCTGCTAATGACCTAGGGTTCTCGTTTGCGTCGGCATTTGAGGGGGCTGTGTTGGCTGGGCAAAAGCTGTCGGATGTGATGCGGGGACTCGCACAAGATGTGCTCAAGGTCTTTTTGCGGTTGTCGGTAACAAACCCACTTATAAACGCCTTATTTGGGAGCGTGCCAGGATTTAGCCCGCTTCCGACTTTAAGTGGCACAAGAGCAAGCGGCGGGCCGGTCAGCAAAGGCTCCGCGTATTTGGTCGGCGAAGAGGGACCGGAACTTTTCGTGGCGAATAGTTCGGGCAGAATTATTCCGAATGGGAAGGCAAACGCTTTTGCCTCCGATGGTGGCGGCCCGACGGTTAACATCAACTACCACATCGCCGCTGGCGTCACCCGCGCCGAGCTCGTGCCGATCCTTGAGACCGAGCGGAAGCGCCTCAAGGCCGAGATCCCTGATATGGTGCGCC